CGAAGTATAAAGATAGCGATGCGCATTGGCACAAGTGGAAGCGTCCGACTGATGATAACTCGGCTTTGCCATTCATACAGACAAGAGTGGGTATGTGGAGACACGACGGGATATCTGGCCGTTCTCTACCGACAGGGCCGAAAGTAAACAAGGGGCTGAAGGCTAAGTTCAAACCTGCGATGGACAAGTTGTTTGAGTGGGGCATGACTATGACACCACTGCTACCGTTGGAGTTTGATTACAACAGGGAGAAGATAGGCGAGATGCAACGGTATTTTTGTGATCGTGAAAACCTGCATCACTACTCAGCTTGGCAATCAGGATGGGCGCGTGAGATATTGAAAGACGAGAACCACCCGATGCGTCTAAACTATTGGATCATGTTCGCAGAACAAACAAGAGATGGATGGTACATGAACCAGTCGTATGCAGTCAAAGAAATACAAACCAAAGACGATCTGCGAAAGATACGTTCGCGTTACAACTCGTACATCAACAACAACGCAGGCTTTATGATCAAAGGAGAATAATGATGGGACTGAAACTAAGAAAAGTAAGTGAGTTGGACTTTACCAAGCACGATACCATTACACCTGTACCCTGCTCGTTCGCAGAGTTCTGTGAGGGCGTTTCGAAAGCAGCGCGTGGCTACAACTATTGTTATACCGCACCATATGAGGCGTGGGTATATCGTGAAGGCGATACGTTCTGCATGGGGTATATATCTCGCAAAGATATGACCGACACAGGTTCAGCTGACCCCACGTTCAACGTGTTCTCACCGAACATACAGAACAACAAGTATTCGTATGGTAGCCGACAGCACATGACTAGCTCTACGAATGTGAGCAAGGCTGTTAAAAACGCTATCACGTACTTACGTCCGTTGAGTATGCGGCAGGCTGTAGAGATCACGCAGGGCGCGGTCAAAGACAAAGCACGAGATATAATCAACGATGCCGAAAGCAAAGTGAAGCAAGCTACATCTGATCTGCGTGATGGGTTGTTCAGTACATACGGCGTCAACATGGGTAAAAACAGGTTGCAGCGTGAATTGGAGCACCTGTGCAATTCTGGCTACGAGTTTATTGATGCCGAACTGGGTGAAAACCTACGCACTGCGTTTGCAAACTTGTCTGAGTTGGTACAGTCACGTGAGACAAATTCTCATGTCTATACGATTGTCGATGCGTTTAAGAACCCTGCGGGTGAGTGGCGGTATCGTGTCGCCGATGCTGTGGAACTTCAGTGGTATGCACCAGAGATACCCCCCGACAGCATCACTATGTATACACAAGAGGATATACCCGAAGATATCCAGAGGAAGGTATCAGTTCTGTCGATGGTACAGGACGATCAGTATGTAGAAGGCGTGGGCTATCGTGCGGCCTCGACACTGTACTACATTAAATGATTACGTATCGTGTATTCATACATCCAACTGATGGTGTAGAAATAATGTGTTTTGACATAGAAAACATTGACACGTCAGTAACAGGTCTATATATGAGTATAAATGACGTACCACAGTGGATACAAGAGAAAGTAGCTGTACTAATGATGACTAACTCAACACCACCAACTGAACCAGTAGAGGGTGTAGGCCATCGGATAGATCAGAATACTTACTGGGTGTATTCATAGTGGTAGTGAAACACTACCTGTTTGGGCGGTACGCCGCCCTTACGGAAACCAGTTACTGCGGAGTAATAGATGACACCAGAAGCAAAAGTTAAAAAGAAAGTCGTTGCTATTTTAAAAGAATACAAAGCGTACTTTTTTTATCCAGTGACAGGCGGGTATGGGCGCAGTGGTGTGCCTGACATCATCGTTTGTTACAATGGATGCTTTATCGGTATCGAATGCAAAGCAGGAATTAATAAGCCTACGCCACTACAAGAAAAGAACTTGAAGGACATTCAAGCAGCAGGTGGCGTTTCCCTCGTTGTCAATGAAGACAACATTTCAACCGTAGGAGAAATCCTACAAAACCTTTAGAATGGAGAATAGCAAATCATGGCTATCGCTAAAAAAGTTGCAAATCCGAATATTGAAATTCACACGTTGAAGCAAGGTCAAGTCAAGCTGCGTTTGCTTGGTCAGACACCAATGTACTTCAACAGCATGGGGTCAAAAGCCATGCGTGATCTGTTGGCAGGTGCGCGGAAGAAAACCGCCGCCGAGAAACAACACATTAAGCACAACCCCGAAGTAGAATTTCGGGAGACGCTGTACACCAAGAAAGAAGGTGAGACAGCCTTGTACTTCCCTGCTGCGGGGGTCAAGGGCGCAATGGCTACGGCTGCACTTGAAACAGAAGGCATCAAGAAAACTTCTGTGCAACGTCTAATCTTCTTACCTGAAAGCAAGATGCAAATCTGGGGCAAGCCTCTGTTGAAGATGGACATCGTTCGCTCTGCGGACATGAACAGAACACCAGACGTGCGCACTCGTGCATTCTTACCAGAGTGGTGTGCGGAGATTACAATTAAGTACGTTACGCCGACACTTAGCCACGAAGGTATCGTCTCGTTGTTGGCAAACGCAGGACAAATCGTTGGTCTGGGTGACTTCCGTCAGGCGAAGGGTCGCGGTTCGTTTGGTACTTGGACAGTCGCCAGTGCTGAGAAGATGTTGAAAGAAGAACAAGAGTACTGGGACTATGTGACAAAACAGTCTCGTGAAGTTCAAGAGTTGGCAATCGAATACCCCGAATGTGCTGACGAAGAGACAGCGGAACTTATGGAGTTCCTAAAAGAAGAGCGTGTTCGTAGAGCAGCTTAATGGAAGCGGGGCGGTACGCCGCCCCAATCCACGGTTACGGTATGGCGGTTGAGGTGGGGTGCGTCAAGGTTAGGCGGCGTTAGGCACGGTTGGTTTTGGCGGTTATGTTAAGGTGCGACTTGGTGGGGTCCGATATGGTTAGGCGGTTAAGTTGAGTTTTGGTCAAGGTAAGTTGGGGTTACGCAAGACAAGGTTAGGCGGTCTCGGTTGGTTCTGTCAGGGTTCGTTTGGGTAAGTTCTGTTAAGGTTCGGCGGTCATGGTATGGTACGGTGAGGTGGGTCACGGCAAGTTGTGGCGGTTATGGTATGGTATGGTCTTGTTCGGTACGGCGCGGTTCGGCATGGCGGTTCAGGTATGTTGGGTTCTGTTAAGGTGGGTCACGGCATGGCAAAGTATGGCGGTCGAGGTGCGGTGCGGTCAGGTTTGTTTTGGTTCCGCGTGGTTCGGTCAGTTAAGGCGGTCATGGTAGGGCATGTCAGTGTTCGGTATGTTTGGGTGCGTTGCGGTCTGTCAAGGCGGTTTAGGCATGGTCCGTTCAGGTTGGGCACGGTCAGGCGGTCATGGAGAGGCAAGTTGTGCCGAGGTGGGGTCGGTTCTGGTTTGGCGGTTGAGGTTCGTCATGGAGAGATAAGGTGAGGAGAGGTTTGTGTTAGCTAAAAATGGAGAACAAATTGGCTAGATTTAATAAGAAGACTAAACAAAAAATCATCGATGCGTATTTAAACGATACGGGTCGGAATGTATTTGTACCAGAAGAGTTTGTCAGGTGGTTAGAAGATAAACCTAACCACATTGCGTATAAGGCTTTTCATGGACAGGACGAGCACTTGCTGTGGCAAGCAAAGCTACAGTTGGCACGTCAGTTCGTTTCAGGTTTACGTATTGTGGTCAAAGAAGAGGTCATAGAACGTAAGACTAAAACAATACAAGTTAAGACTACAGAATATCCCGCAATGATTTCACCTGTGCAGACACGTAAAGCAGGTACAGGTGGGTATGTATCTTTCGATCCCGAAAGTCCGCAGTCGCAAGCAGAGTTGCGTAAGCAAGCGGGTATCGCTTTGGCAGCTTGGCTTGATCGTTTCCGAGGCTGCGCGGAGCATATCGGTATGGACTTGACACATATCGAAGATACCGTTCGGGTTTTACGTGATGACGCAGCAATCGCAGCAGAGTAACATACCACAAGAACTAGCCCTGTTTCTTAAAGAGATGGGGTTAGTCGAAGCGCGTGAAGAACATGTAGTGAAACACTACAGAGATCACGTTGCATGGACACCAACATACGAGGGTGAGGAACCACCCTTTTAGGGAGAAGCAAATGTTAGAAGAGCAGCTAACAACATTCCAAAAACAGCAACTAAAATGGTTGAAGCAGCAGGTCAGTAATTTAAAGTCGTTACGGCATACAAGAGATGCGTATCCGAATTTGGAGCGTGACTTGTTTGCAGCGAGAGAAGAACTTGATGACTACGTTGCGAAACTAAAAGAGGCGTATGGTATAGATGAATAAAGAAGAGTTGATGGGCTTACAGATGCGTGTACTTGCGAAGTTCGAAAAGATGAAACGACCAGAGCTAAAGAAGTTGTCGTATAATGAACAAGCTGCGATTAACGCCGCAAAAGGTGGGCGACCACAATACGGCGAGACTTACGAAGAGTATAAAAAGCGTAAGGGTCTAAAGTAAATCGTGTGGGCGGTGCTTGTGATCGGGTTATAGCGGGTCTGATACAACCAACAAAAACTGTCGTGACGTTTCAGAAAACCGCCCACGACAAGACAATATAAAAACAGCTTATGGAGAGCAACCGAAATGGAGTTTTTTACCGCACTTTTTATCGAATATTCACTGCGCGATATCGATATAAAAACCTATCTGATTTTGCCAGATTACGAGGCGTGTCAGATAGCTATTCGTGACAACGAAGATATGTACAAATACTTCTACGCAGACGGTGACGTGGATATGTACTGTATACAGACTGAGAAGCTGTCCAGATCAATAAAACCAGTATTAAGACCAATAGGAGGGTAAAAAGCATGTTTAAGTTCATCAAAGAGCATGATGTGCCTGAGTTTTTCGACATGTCAGAGAAAGAAGAAAAAGTATGGCATTACTTGGTGCAGCATCGCAATGCCGATTACGCTGATGTAGCGGAAGCCTGTGGTGTAGATATAGCTTATGTTAAGGGTTTGGTAGGCCGTATCGGGTCAGACAACTGGCGCGAGGAGACAACCGCATGGAGCCGTGCCAAAGTCCTAGACACAGCGAAAGAATACGTCACAAAAGATCGTGCCGCAGATCACGGTTCAATGGAAGATAACTTTCAGACTGTCGCAACCTACTGGAACACGCACCTTGGTATCGACTTTATTGAACCGCAAGACGTGGCAGTGATGATGACTATGTTGAAACTTGCGCGGATCAGACAGAACGAAAAGCATCTCGACAACTGGGTAGATGCCTGTGGCTATATGGCGTGTGGCGGCGAGATCGTGGGTAAGTAATGGATATCTATACGCTAGACTTTGAGACTTACTACGCTCAAGACTATTCGTTGTCGAAAATGACGACTGAGGAATATGTACGTGACAGCAGGTTCGAGGTGATCGGGCTTGCTATCAAAAAGAACGACAAGGTTACAAAGTATCTAAGCGATGCAGAGTTAATAAAGCGTCTACTATCACACATAGACTTTTCTGACAGCGCAATCCTATGTCACAACACGATGTTCGACGGTGCTATACTGAGTTGGCACTACGGAGTTAAACCGAAAGCGTGGTTGGATACGATGTGTATGGCACGTGCACTGCACGGTGTCGAAACAAGTGCATCGCTCAAGGCAGTAGCAGAACGCTACGGTGTCGGGGTCAAAGGCACTGAGGTACACAATGCCAAGGGTAAACGCCGCGCAGACTTCACCGACGAGGAGACAGAACGCTACGGCGAGTACGCCAAGAACGATGTCGATCTGTGCTTTGATTTGTTCAAGACAATGGGTAGGGACTTCCCCAAGCAAGAGTTGAAGTTAATCGACTTAACACTGCGGATGTTCATTGAACCTACGCTAGACCTAGACCTTGGACTGTTGGAGCAGCACCTTGAAGATACGCGCGAACGTAAAGACAAGTTGCTACGTGATGCGAATGTTACCGACAAGAAAGACCTGATGAGCAATCAGAAGTTCGCTGACATGCTGAGAGAACTTGGTGTGGAACCACCCATGAAGATCAGCCCGACGACAGGTAAGGAGACATACGCCCTAGCCAAAGCTGACGAAGGGTTCAAAGCGTTGCAGGAGCATGACGACGACAGGGTGCAAGCCTTGGTCGCTGCGCGTCTGGGTAACAAGTCTACGCTAGAAGAAACACGTACAGAGAGATTTATAGACATATCTAAACGTGGCCTACTTCCCGTACCTGTTAGATACTACGCCGCACACACTGGGCGTTGGGGCGGTGCAGACAAGATTAATCTACAAAACTTACCGAGCCGTGGGCCGAATGCGAAGAAACTAAAGAAGGCTATCGTAGCACCTGAAGGCTACACAGTAGTAGAGGCTGACAGTTCGCAGATCGAAGCGCGAGTGTTGGCGTGGTTCGCGGGACAGAACGATCTAGTAAACCAGTTCTCTAACGGCGAGGATGTGTACGTCAAGATGGCTGCGCGTATCTACGGATGCGCCGAAGAGGATGTCACGAAGGATCAGCGGTTCGTTGGTAAGACCACAATTCTTGGCGCAGGGTACGGCATGGGGGCTGAGAAGTTTGGTATGCAGCTCAAGACGTTTGGGTATGAAGTGTCACCCGACGAAGCCAGGAGGATCATAAACATTTACCGCGATGCGAACTACGCTATCAGCAAAGTATGGCGGGACGCACACCATTGCATCCAACAACTAGCAAGCAGCCGTGAGGCTTTGTTTGGTCGCAAGGGTATCATCGGTGTCGATGCGGTCAAATCGGCATTGGTCATGCCAAGCGGGTTACGGATTTTGTACGATGGGCTACACGCAGAGCAAGGTGAGCGTGGCTTAGAATATAGCTACAAAACTCGTCGTGGTCGTACACGTATATACGGCGGCAAGGTTATAGAAAACGTGTGCCAAGCTATCGCTCGTTGCATCATAGGTGAACAGATGCTAAGAATTAATAAGAAACATAAGGTTGTTTTGACAGTACACGATTCGATAGTATGCTGTGTAAAAGACAACGAAGTAGAGCAGGCACAAGCATATGTGGAAGAGTGTATGCGTTGGACACCCGAGTGGGCCGCAGGACTTCCAGTAGATTGCGAAAGCGGCACTGCCAAATCGTATGGGGATTGTGA